TGTTTGTTCTTGACTCACTTGGCAATCTCTCAACAGACAAAGAAATGGCCGACATTGCTGACGGTAAAGACACACGCGATATGACACGCGCTCAATTGGTGCGTGGTGCATTCCGTGTTCTCACACTCAAGCTTGGCAAAGCTAAGGTGCCACTCATTGTAACTAATCATGTTTATGATGTTGTTGGTTCATATGTGCCGACCAAGAAGATGGGTGGTGGTTCTGGGCTAGAGTATGCTGCTTCAACTATTCTGTTTTTGTCTAAGAAGAAGGACAAAGACAAGGATGGTGGTGTATCTGGTGCTATCATTACAGCTAATCTCAAGAAGGCGCGTTTGACAATTGAAAACAAGAAAGTTGAAACACTACTCGACTATGCTGACGGACTTGATCCTTATTATGGCTTGCTTGATCTGGCTGAGAAGTTTAACATCATCAAGAAGGTATCAACGCGCTATGAGTTACCGAATGGCACTAAAGCGTTTGAATCAGTCATTCTGATGAATCCTGAGAAGTATTTCACACAGGACATTCTTGATCAGATTGATGAAGCATGTAAGAATGAGTTCTTGTATGGAAAGTCAAATGTTACAACTGCCGAAGAAGGAGAAAAAGAATGATTGTAGGAAAAGATTTTCGTTTTCGTGATGATATGAAGGAAGACACTGTTCCCATTGAAATCTTGACTAAGCCCTACAATGGTGTTATACTTCGCTTTACAGAAGTTGCGGTTCAAGAATTGGAAGACGGTACCGCGAAAGTCAAATTTCAATATGATCTCTATGCGATGGGCGATCACACTGAAACAAGTTTAAGAAAAGATGTCAAATTTACAGAGTTTGCAGGTCTTATTTTAAATACGATTATTTTGGAAGCAGCGGAGAATCCTGAGAATGAAGTTGGAACAGACGATACTACGGAATTTGTTGAGGAATGAAGACTATACTCGTAAAGTTCTTCCCTTCATCAAGGACGAATATTTTACTGTAGAAGAAGATCGTGTTCTCTATAAAGAGATTAAGAATTTCGTTCTAAAGTATAATAAGACTCCAACTCTTGATGCTCTTCAGATTGAAGTTGATTCTCTCAATGGATTGAAAGAAGATCAGGTCAAGAATATCATTACCACAATTAGTGATTTTCGTAGTAATACAGATGATACAAACATCGACTGGCTCGTTGATAGCACCGAAAAGTTCTGTCAAGAAAAAGCATTGTATCATGCTATCATGTCTTCAATTGAAATTATGAATAACAAGAATGGCTCTCTTACAACGGGAGCCATTCCCTCTATTCTGTCTGATGCTCTGGCCGTATCGTTTGATCCAAACGTTGGTCATGACTATCTGGAAGATTTTGATAAGCGATATGATTACTATCATCGTGTACTTGAGAAGATTCCGTTTGATCTAGAGTTTTTTAATAAGATCACGAAAGATGGACTTCCTAAGAAGACGCTGAACATCGCACTTGCTGGCACTGGTGTTGGTAAGTCTTTGTTCATGTGTCATGTTGCTGCTTCTGCTCTCAATCAAGGCAAGAATGTATTGTATATCACTCTTGAGTTGGCTGAAGAAGAAGTTGCAAAGCGTATTGATGCCAATCTCATGAATATCACATTTGAAGACCTGATGGCTCTTCCGAAAGATATGTATGAGAAGAAAGCAAAGACGCTAAAGTCCAGAACAAACGGCAAGCTTATCGTCAAAGAATATCCGACTGCTGGTGCATCTTCAATGCATTTCAAAGCCTTGTTGAATGAATTGAACTTGAAGAAGTCTTTCAAGCCAGATATCATCTTCATTGACTACCTCAACATTTGTATGTCATCGCGTGTGAAGCCTGGTTCTAATATCAATTCGTATACATACATCAAGTCAATCGCAGAAGAGTTGCGCGGTCTTGCTGTAGAATTTGAAGTGCCAGTTGTTTCTGCTACTCAGACAACCAGAAGCGGCTTTACATCATCTGACGTTGGTCTTGAAGATACTTCCGAATCATTTGGTTTGCCGGCAACGGCCGACTTCATGTTTGCTCTCATCTCCACTGAAGAACTTCAAGAGCTTGGTCAGATCATGGTAAAACAGTTGAAGAACAGATATAATGATCCGACTCAGAACAAGCGATTTGTTCTTGGCATTGATAGAGCCAAGATGAAATTGTATGATGTAGAAAATTCTGCACAAATTGATATCGTAGATAGTGGTCAGACAAAGAACATTACGACAAACAAACCAGATGAAAGAAAGAACAAGTTTAAGGCATTCAAAGTTTAATCATGGAGAAGAAAATGGATAACTATCATATCATGCCGCTCAAGACCGAAGATTTTGATTTCATCTGGTGTGTGATGGAAACATCATCCGATCAATTGATAAGGGCTTTTGAGTTTGAAGATGAGGCAGAAGAGTATTGTGATTTCCTGAATGGCGGCGGTGCCTTTGATGGTTGGACTCCGCCATTCATTCTACAGGAAGTTGTATTCCCTCAGGACTTGAACCGAGAGTTTTCTTCTTTCTTCTTGTCATAAAAAGTCAATAGGAAGCGGCTGGAGAGCGTTCCGGAAGTAGGTTGGTAAGGATCTATCAACCCCAGAACCGTCGCTCCAGCCGCTTCCTCCTGCGGCCAAATCGACCCCAATAAAATCAATCACTTAGCCACCATATAAATCAATGACTTAGCCTATGCGTCTGGTGCATACCAGGTATGCGGTAAGAACCCTTGAAAACAGGGGTTGCCGATCTTATCTATAGTATGTAATGATGATGGAGGTTTCTATGCAAGTGTTTGCGCTTTTCGGTTGTCAGACCTACGAAGGTGATGATTTGCTCGGCGTTTATTCCACCCTTGAGCTGGCTCAGGCTGCCCGAGACTCGCATGATGCCCACCAAGAGCGTCTGGCAGACGAGGGCTACTTCTGCGAGTATGATGAGTTCCGTATTCGCGCGGTACGTGTAGACGGTTCGGCTCAGGCTGTGCCGTTCTTTACTTCTCTCTGATATGCGTCCAGTGCGTATCAGGGTTGCGTTTGCCGCTCTTGAAAAACCGACTTGCCGATCTTATCTATAGTATATGACAACGGAGAATAATATGACATATCGTTGGGGTGAATACCTTCTTGTTGTTACTGAAAATGAAAGTGGTAAGGTCGTCTTCTCTAAGCGGTATGAGAATATGTCTGGTACTGCTATGATGGATGAACATAAGTTCTTTCGTCGGGACTACCCGATGCCCAAGTATCGTATTGAATGGTAAGGAAAATAAACATGTCTAAGCACTATGCAAACGAATATCAGATTCAGCTTCAAGCTGAGGCTCTGATGGATGCTTTGGATCATAAGTATCTCAACACCGCTATGACGGAAATGGAATACGACATGCGCGTTGAAGAGATCAATAAGTGGGAAAAGACGCGACTCAAGGAGTTGAAGCAATATGCTTAGGTTTCTGCTCGGCATGGTTATCGGCGCCTCAGCCACATCTGGTCTCGGACTTCAGATTGTGATGGGCACAATCGGTCTTGGCTTCACGATTTGGGGCTTCTATGCAATGTATATAAATGGTGAACTCAATGAATATTGATATCGTCGGCAGAACCAAGGCTATGTGCAAGGCTGAAATCAAGTTCGCCACCGCTTTCTTTGCCCAGTATATCATGGGTACCAGACTTGCGAATACGCTTGATATTGAGATTCGGCTTGAGAATCAGGGTCGCAATGAGGGTGCTTGTAATCCTCTTGATACTGAACGGCGCCCTAAGTCCTTTGAGATCGGTATCAGACCCACAATGCAGCGGTACAAAATGCTCCAGTGCCTCGCGCATGAAATGGTGCATGTGAAGCAGTATGCAAAAGGTGAATTGTCTAATGAGTTGATCACTGCGAAGTGGCAGGGTAAGACTTTCAAGCTGACTAACTCTATGGAAGACTACTTCAACTGGCCGTGGGAAATTGAGGCTTATGGGCGTGACCGTTCGCTCTATCTGTTCTATCAGGTGATGTTGAAGACGGAAAAGATCAAGTTCAAGAATGGCAAGATGTACATGAACGGTAAGCTTTTCAAGCTTGACAAGGCGATCAATACCAAGTAAGATATACAAGATGATTAAGACTAAGTGGAAAATCAAAGTTGGCGATATGATCCATGTTCGCACACATTATAAGTATGGTGTGATGAATAATGTGTCTATCAAATCTGGAAAGGTAGTAGCAAGTGAGCGACATGATCCCGTTGGTACTTTTCGTTTGTATACAGGTAATCCTCAGTATCCCGTTTCTCTCATTGCGGATGAACGAATCACTGGCATTAAGCTTCGTGAGGTCGCATAATGGTTAGGTCTTATGATGTAGATTTTTATATTCTTGACAACTGTGTAGGATTCATGCTATACTGTTTTGAGAATGATGATTGTGTCTGGGAACAGTTCTTCGTAGATAGTAATGACGCCCACAAGACTGGTCATCGGTTTCTGGATGGTTGCTATGTCAAGGGATTTGCCTACGAAGTAGCATAAATAAATATTCAAAAGGCCACTTAGCCGAGGTCGGCTTCTACCCGACTAGACGTAACTGGAGCTGAAAATGGGGGTTCGAATCCCTCAGTGGTCGCCAATTTTTGTAATGGAGAAAGTAAATGTCTGCACCGAAGTCTAAGTCTGCTTACACCTCTAAGGGTGAGCGTGAAGCAAATCGCAGCCTGTCAAAGGCAATCAAGCGTGAACGTTCCGCTATTGATAAGTGGACACTCTTGCAGAAGGCATGGTTGAAGGGTAAGAACCCGTGGGTCACTGTGCCTAATCCTAATACGGCCGATACCCGTGCGCGATATGTTCGTGTTCGTGCTGAGACTGAGTGGGGTGATCCTCGCAAGGGCTTCATGTTCGGCGCAATGAAAGACTAAACAATAAAGCGGGCGTGGCGTAATGGTGAGCCGCGGCAGACTTAAAATTTGCTACAATAGAAACGTTGTGGGTTCAAGTCCCACCGCCCGCACCAACTATCTTTTTCTATTTCTCCAAGTTGGAGTTTGAGAATGACAGTTAGGACATAACAACATAAGATTTTCTTTTGAGTTATTTCTGTTATTGCCATCTATATGCTCTAACTCTAATGTAATAGGTAAATCGTTCCAAGTGGTGTTTAGACACTTTTGACATTGATGATTATGTTCTCGTATCAATCTCTTTTTGATTGCCGCGGGCTTAATAAGACCATCAAAAGACTTTAACTCTTTACCTTTGTTATGTGCTTGACCTAACATATGTGAAGTGTCGATGTCAAAACGGTCAATGTTTCTTTGTAGATTGGCATAGTTGCCGCCTGCTTGAACCAGACCCATCTTGTCTAAACATTGTGCATATGAAATTGAGTTTTTCACTATGTCTTCTAATATATGTTTTTGCCACTTGGTATATTTACGCATATTAAGTCCTTATAAATAGGTAGTGTTAGAGATATATTTTTCTGTCTCTACCTATTTATAAAAACGAAGAATTCGCGCCTGTAGCATAGCGGTTAATGCTGACGGCTCATAACCGTCCGATCCTCAGTTCGAATCTGAGCGGGCGCACCAAATAACGGCGTGGGTGTTGGCACACGGGAGGCCCTTATAAAGCCTTTAGCACTAGATGAGTGTTCTTGACTTGGTTCGAATCCAAGCACGCCGACCAATAAGCGAGAGTGACGGAATAGGTATACGTATCGGTCTCAAAAACCGAGTTCTGTGGGTTCGAGTCCCACCTTTCGCACCAAAAAACAAAATGACATATTGGGAAATATACTACGGTAAATGTAAAGAGAAACCAAAAGGATCTCCAGATTGTCATGCGTATTGCAGACTATGTAATGGTCTTAATTGGAAACCACTAGGACCAAAAACTTACGACGAAATGCTAAAATTTTTCTTAGAACTTGATAATTCTAAGAATATGTGATATAAATAAAATACAGTTTAAGAAAGACGGAAATGAAACACTATTGCCCCTTCACGATTAATCAAGAAACACGCCAGCCATCATGGGCAGGTGTAGGGGGTTCTATGTATTAAGTCTTAGTACAGACTTAGTTTCTTAGAACCCCGAGGCGAAAGTTTCGGGGTTCTTCGTTTTTAGAGTTGCGTTTAGTGCATAGCAGATATACGAAAAAAGAATAAGAAAAGACTTGAAATCTGCCGCGACAATCACTATATTAGATATGTAAGAGAGAGTTTCCCAGCCGCGCGGGCAAGATAGACGCGGTCGCTGATTGACATTGTTAAGTTCCTATGAGTACCTTTGCTCTTCTCAAAGGCGCACTGAGTAGCGAAATATCCAGTGAGGGTCTGTGACTCAGCACAGCCTCACATTCTACTTTCGTCAGTAGTCACTAGCAGGTGGCCACCGCGACAAGTCATTCATTGGTGTAGGGGAAGCACGGCGGCGCGACAGCCGCAGACATGAGTTCGATTCTCATATGATGATGTGACTCCTGACGAAAGTAGAATATTGGATAGTAGCTCCAGCGGTAGAGCGCCTCGCTGTTAACGAGGATGACCTTGGTTCGAATCCAAGCTATCCAGCCAATTCAAGGACCAGTAACTCAGTGGTAGAGTAGCGGCCTCTTAACCCGCGTGTCGTGAGTTCAATTCTCACCTGGTTCTCCAAATTTCCGTGTGACCGCAAGCACTATAAAACTTATCAACGCAAATCATTGTAGTTGAAAGATGTGTCCTAAGTCCTAGCAGTTGTTGGGTTTTCACTCTGGCACGGAAACTAATTCAAGGCCTATTAGTGAATGGATATCACTCCTCTCTGTCTAAGAGGTGTAGCGAGTTTGAGTCTCGCATAGGTCGCCAATTCTAAAGTCGTTCTGTCTTGATTACCGTGCAGATAACGACTCTAAACAAAGGGAGACAAATCCTGTCAGTCATACGGTATTCACAATTCAACTGCGTGTAGGGGAGTCTGGCCGTCCCTACCTGATTTGGAGTCAGGGGATCGAAGGTTCGAATCCTTCCTCGCAGACCATTGATAAGTTGTGGGTATACTCCTTTAGGAACCCTCGCCAATTCATATCAGTGTAGTGTAACGGTAGCACAGCGGTCTCCAAAACCTCTTGTCAGGGTTCGAATCCTTGCACTGGTGCATTGAAGTCCTCAGGATACTATATAGTATGTAAACCCTATTGTATCCTGAGGCTTCCTAATGTTCTATACCATCTATAAAACAACAAATCTTGTGAATGGTAAGTTCTATATCGGTAAACATAAGACCAAAGACCTAAATGATGACTATCTTGGTTCTGGTAAACTGCTAAAAAGAGCAATCACCAAATATGGAATTGATAATTTTCATAAAGAAATACTTTATATCTGTAAAGATGAAAAACATATGAATTTGTTGGAAAGTATACTTGTTGTTCCTGATACTGAAACGAATTACAATCTTTGTGAAGGCGGTAAAGGCGGTTGGAGTTATCTCAATAGAACTGGCCAGAATATTTCAGAAAATCAAAAAACTGCGGCACGAAAGTCTATGTATGACTTGCATACTTTTGTAAATCATCCGAGTAAGAGAGATGTAAAACTTCGTTCTTTAGAAAAGGCAAATTCTAAAAGAATAGAAATCTATCCTCATAGTCCATTTTATGGTAAAACACATACAGATGAATGGAAACAAAATCATTCTTCCATTATGAGAGAAAAATCAAAAGGCAAAAACAACTCTCAATACGGAACTTGTTGGATAACCAATGGTCTTGAGAATAAAAAAATAAAGAAAGAAGACCTTGACTTATGGCTTGAATTAGGCTATAATAGAGGAAGAATAAAGGGCTCGTAGTATAATGGGTATTATTCCTGATTTGCACTCAGGGGAACTGGTTTCGATTACCAGCGAGTCCACCAATTCAAAAAGTTATTAGCCAAGGTGGCTCAGCGGCGACAGCACCTCTCTTGTAAGGAGGCATACAAACATCGGGGGTTCGATTCCCTCCCTTGGCACCAATTTGATCTGACTACGTAGCAGTGATGCGCGTCATGAATGTCAGACAGTCAGTCGAATAACTGTGAGACTGACATTATGTTTGATCTGTCACCATCGCACAGGACGCTGTTCGCTTGAGAACGGAACTAACGTTACTGTGAATGTGTCGCCAAGTTACAGACAAAATTCGAGCCGACCGCGTGAGGCTCAGCAAGTTTCGGGTAGGTAAAGCTAGTGGTTCTAGCAGTGGGTCTGTAAAACCCATCCTTAAGGGAGTGGATCGTAACCGCACCTGCCCACCAAATTATCCAGCGTTCTAGATAAGCTGGAGAGACCTAGTAAGCCCAACATGAGGAAAAGCTTACGAATGCAGGATTGCTGACTCTGTTCGCGAAAGGGCTAAACCTGTAAGGTGTAACGAATCATTGGCGCATAGCTCAGAGGTAGAGCACTGTCCTGATAAGACAGGGGTGGAAGGATCGTTACCTTCTGTGCCAACCAATTATCCGCGAGATGGATAAAGTCCGCTCATTACCATATGAGCGACTAACTCATCTTCGTGCCATTCGCGACGAGTGCGATGACCATAATCTGGTCCTACATCGTTCCAAGGTCTTAGATCAGGTAATGCGAATGTTCTTTGTCCATCGCCGCCAAAGCGAGTTCCCAATAGAGAGAACAAAGCTTGGTAATGATGAATGTCTAAAATTTGCCCACGGCACGGCATAGTTTGTGTTGTGTCCCAAGAAAAGGGCAAATAAATGATTTGACTTAGATACATATCCATAGTATACTCCATTATGTGAGTGATTGACAAGGATATTTAGTTTATTGGAAGATCGTCTAACGGTAGGACGGTGGTCTTTGAAACCACGAATCTAGGTTCGATCCCTAGTCTTCCAGCCAATTCGTGCTTGCATAGCATATAGCCCATAGAAGTAGCTGCACTACAACAAACGGACTGGTTACCGTAGTGGCGAACGGCGCGGGCTTTTAATCCGCTATGCAAACACCGTGGGTTCGAGTCCCACCCAGTCCTCCAATTCAAGGCGCATTAGTTTAGTGGTTAGAATGCTGGGCTTTCAATCCGGAGAGAAGGGTTCAATTCCCTTATGCGCTGCCAATTTGATACTGCTGGAGTGTGTTGGATACACCTTCCTGCCTTCAAGCGGGAGTGTCCTAGGTAAAGGGTTCGATTCCCTTGGCAGTGCTAATATTGCGGGATAGAGAAGCGGTCATCTCGGTTGGCTCATAACCAGCAGATCGTGCGGTTCGAATCCCACTCCCGCAACCAATTTATGGAAACGAATGCGAAAGGCATCAGCAAGCCCCGAACGGGTTGTAGAAAGTGAGTAACTATACGGAATCGGCCGATAACTGTATAGAGAAAGCGAGTATTGATAGGTTCGATTCCTATCGTTTCCAACTTATTATGCTGTCTTAGTTCAATGGTAGAACGCTGGTTTGTGGAGCCAGTTACGGTGGTTCGATTCCACTAGGCAGTACCATTTGTTGCTCATTCGTCTAACGGTAGGACTCCTGACTCTGACTCAGGGTATTGTGGTTCGAATCCATGATGAGCAGCCAATACGGGGCTATAGCAAAACGGTAATGCACGGGACTGCAAATCCTTGAGGTGTCGGTTCAAATCCGGCTAGCCCCTCCAAACTATGCATCTGTAGCCCCCTCCGCTACGAACGGAGAGTAAGGTAACTGGACATGGGTAGAAATACCTAATGCAGGTTCGAATCCTGTCAGATGCTCCACTTAAGGAAAACAAAAATGAAACTATTAATAACAGCCTTTGCTGTCCTATTTTTAATGACAGCACCCAGTAATGCTACAACAATGGTAGCATCTTGGTATGATTGCGTTAAACCTGGCGAATGTAGTAGACATAAGATTACTGCAAGCGGCAAGAAATTCAATCCAAATGCTTTAACAGCAGCACACAAGACATTGCCTTTTGGCACAAGACTGAGAGTTACACACAAAGGAAGATCAGTAATAGTAGTAATAAATGATAGGGGCCCATTCATTAGAGGCAGACATTTAGACCTATCAAGAGCAGCAGCCAGAAAGATTGGTTGCGGTGGAATTTGCACAGTCAAGGTTGAAATCTTAGGGAAGAAGAAAAGGTAGACTTGACAATATGCGGGATTTAGTGTAATATATACATCATGGCGGTAAGTACTGCGTTCCGCCATCCCGCAGCTAGAGGTTTGTGAGTGGACTGTCGACTGGAAACTCTCGTTTAACACAATAGTGGAGGGCGTAACCACTTTAAGAAATCGCATCGAATTTGGATAGATGGCCGAGTGGTTGAAGGCGCCAGTCTTGAAAACTGGAGAACTGAAAGGTTTCGTGGGTTCGAATCCTACTCTATCCGCCAAACAAGAGGAAGATAAAATGAGTAATAAAGATTGTGGTTGTGGTCGTAGCCCAAATGGTAAGTGTATTGGTTGGCATGGGTTGACAAACGAACAATACTCTGCTAAACTTGCAGAATACGAAAAGAAGAACTTGACGGAATCAGCTCCTCAGTTGCTTCGTGACTAATGCTTAGTTTCTCTTGGCCTGCTGAAGGCTTCAAAGAAGAAGATTTCACATTGGACTTCATCTATGATCTGCATGGTTTGGTAGGTATAGACGGTCCAAACGAGTTTGCTAAAATGCTTTT